TGCTGGAGATCATCGCAGGGCAGTCCGGAAAGGCAGAAGCGGCGGCGGAGACGGGCAAGCAGAACGCAGCCCGAGGCGTCACGCCAACCGGCACTCACGCCAGCCACAGCGATTTCAAGCCCCCGAAAAAGGCGGAGAAATCCAGCCCGGCATCGGCAAAGGCGGGAATGGATGGGGTTAAAAAAGCACTCAAACCGAAAGGAGCGCAAGAATGATCCGACCCGGCGCCCGCTGCACCGTCAGCGACTGGAACCCGCACTACGCCGGCCTGAGCGCCACCGTCGGCAGCCTGATCGACGAGCTAAACGCCGTCGTCCGCATCGACGAATGCGGGCCTTACCCGAACGGCGCCTGGACCATCATCGCCTTCGCCGAACTGGAAGCGCAGGAAATGTAGGGTGGGCACGCCCTTGTGCCCACCAAACCCAACATTCAACCAAGGAGAACCACATGGCCAAAACCGCAACCCGCCTCAAAGCTAGGGCACAAATTGATGTCCCGCAAAGCAAGGACGATGCCGCCGCCGACATCCGCAAGATCGGCGACATCCAGCGCGAATCCCTGCGCGCCAGCGCCGAGATGAACGATGCGATCGCCGTCATCACCCACAATTACCAGCCGCGCCTGGATGCCCTGGGCGAGCAGATCAAGACCCTGCAGGAAGGCGTGCAGGGCTACTGCGAAGCGCACCGCGACGAGCTGACCGACGGCGGCCGAGTCAAGACCGCCAGCCTCATCACCGGGGAAGTGCAATGGCGCCAGCGCCCGCCCTCGGTCTCCGTGCGCGGCGCAGAATCGGTGATCGAAACCCTCAAGCGCCTGGGGCTTTCTCGCTTTGTTCGCACTAAGGAAGAAGTCAACAAGGAAGCGATCCTCAACGAGCCGGACGAAGTGCGCGGCGTGGCCGGACTGAACATCGTCACCGGCGTGGAGGATTTCGTGATTACGCCGTTCGAGCAGGAGGTGGCGACATGAAACGGCGCGACTATCGTGATTTTATCGGCGACCTGCACAAGGCCGCCAAAGAGCAGGGCTACACCGGGGAAGCCGTGGAGCGGATGTTATGCGAGCACGGCGAGCGGCTCCGGGAGAGCCGCGATGAAGGGGGCGTGGCAGTGGATATTTTCAACGAAGGGAGAACCGCGAAGTCAACGTTTGGTGGGCACGCCCTTGTGCCCACCAAACCCAAGCAACACCAAAAGTAGTCGCCTCTAGGCGAGACCGCTTTTCAACCGCAGCAAAAAAAAGGAGCAACACCATGAACCAGAAAGAACTGATCGCCCAAATCGCCACCATCAACGGCGAAAGCAAAATCACCGTCGAAACTCTCCTCAAAACCGCCGCCGACGTGATCGCTGCCGAGCTGGCGGAAGGCGGAGAAGTCACCCTGCCGGGCCTGGGCAAGCTGTCCGTCAAGGCCAAGCCCGCCCGCACCGGCCGCAACCCGAAGACCGGCGAGGAAATGGACATCCCCGCCAAGCGCGTGCCGAAGTTCAGCGCGGCCAAGGCGCTGAAGGATGTGGTGGCCTAGACCGCTTGCCAGAGGGCGTTAACCTTAGCGCCCTCGAACAAGCTGTTTACCGAAAGTTAACGATGAAATCTCAAACCTCCGCCGATATCAGAAAGCGCGAGCTGGCCCAGATCCACGTGGCCAAGACCCAGCTCGGCCTGGATGACGGCACCTACCGCGCCATGTTGTGGACGGTGGCGCGGGTGAAGAGCGCCGCCGATCTCGACTGGTCGGGCCGCAAGAAAGTGCTCGACCACCTAAAATCCAAGGGATTCAAGATCAAGCCCGGCAAAAAATCAAAGGCAACGCGCCCGCTGGCCAGCGACGATCAATCCAAAATGATCCGTGGTTTGTGGCTGGAGCTGCACGACTACGGCTATGTAGAAAATCCCGCTGAATCGGCGCTTGCCGCGTTCGTTAAACGCATGACTGGCGTTGATGCGTTGCAATGGCTGAATTCCATCCAGGCCAGCAAGGTGATCGAGGATCTGAAGAAGTGGCTGGCCCGTGATGGGCATAAAATCGAACAGATGTTCCTGATGGCCAGAGAGCGTGGATTGATTGATTCTACTATTATTGTCGATAGCTCTGAGTATTGCCTGCACCTGACCGGTAGCGCCAAGCTCACCAGGATCAACGCTCAGGCCGTGATTTCCTCGCTTCAGGTATTGATGGGTGCGCCATGAGAAAATCCGAGCCGCGCAGTAAAGGCCCAGAGCTGCTGCTCGACCTGGCCAGCCATGTCGCGGTTCAGGTGGCAGCTCTATGTGGTGTGTCGCCAGAGAAGGCCGAGGCGGTCGGCTTGGCTGTTGCTGATCAGATGTCAGGCCACTGGGGTGGGCAACTTTTGTACTTCCCTAAAGGAATGGCCCGGAAGCTGTCCACCCGGGATATGGCAATCTACACCCGTTTCAACGGCCATAACCAGGCAGACCTGGTGCGTGAATTTGATGTTTCGCTGCAGCATATTTACCGCATCATCAAGATTGTTCATGCAGGCGAAGTAGCGGCTAGGCAGGGTGGTTTATTTCCATATCCCGACGACGAATTTGACAATGTTTAACTTCCGGGCTTATGCTTTCTCCGCTGCCTCACACAGGCAGCGACAAGAGATTGACGTCTCTATAGGAGCGGTGAAAAGCCGCAAGCATCAGCCGTGCGGCTTTTTTCATGCAAGCAGTTTGTCCAGTTTTGGGCGGGCTGTACGTGGAGCCGCAAGGCTCGCCGGTGCTCCTACCGGTACGTCAACTCGTACAGTTCCGCCCTCCCCAATTGACGTTGTGGTGGGTGGTTCCTTAATCAAAATAGGAGCACTATCATGAAAAAAGTTATCCCTTCTTTCCTCCACTTCCGTCCCGTAGATAAAAATGCTGTCCGTGTCGCCTTCTTTCGAGGCGTTCACTGGTATCCGACTCTGCCAAAACATGTCGGCAGCGTATTTTCTTGTCCGCCCACACGTCGCACCGGCACCTTGACCGGACAACATCCAGACGTTGCCGGTATGCGCAGAGGCTATCTGACCGCGCTTTATCACCACCACATTAATCATAAAGGCAAAGAGATTTGGTTAATGCGTTGCGACTGTGGCACCTACTGCTTTCGGCACATTGATGGTTGGGCGCGCAGGGTCGGGGTTTTCGATCAATGCCTCTCCTGCAACACCAGAAATGCATTAACGCACACAGGTAAAAGCCGTGCAACGCATGATGCAAGGTATTCCAAGTGGGTTGATCGCATGGCCGAATCCGGTTTTACCAAAGCGCAATGTGATTTTATAAAAGAACACAATCTACCCACGGAAGACCTTGAATGGCTCAAGGGGGCGCTAAAAGAAATTAAAACCTTAAGTGTGAAAGGGGGTGTGCTATGACTCAAAGCACCCCCACTCCGCCCAAACCCAAACGCGCTCCCCGCGCCCCCGTTATTTACCTTGCTGCCGTTCGTAAAGCCCGTTCCGCCCCGCCCGTTGTCAGGGTTGAGGATGCCGACCCTTATGGAGTCTTGGAAGCAATGATTAACGCTTATTTTTCCGCGATGTCGATTCAACTTGAAAAACTCAAATCAACGAAAGGATAAGAAAATGCCAATTCCAAATAAAATCGATGCGCTTCCCAAAGAAATCAGACTCGAACTCATGCGGAGAATTATTGAAAGTGGATTTGGTCAGTATGAAGAGCTGTCGGAGTGGCTAAAAAACCTTGGCCATGATATTGGTAAATCAGCTATCCATAGATTTGGGCAGAAGTTCAAGGCTATGCGAGACAATTTACATTTCGAGGAGTTGGATGAAAGTTCCCGCATAGATTCTGCCCGAATTGAACTTCGAATGCGTTGCATTGAGGCTGCTGTAAAGTTCACTCAAAGTGATGTTTTGAATGTTGCTCAGGGTTATTTTGACTGGCTCTATAAAATCTAATTATTCTCTTCGATACCCCTGTTTTTTCGGGGGTTTCTTCTTTGTACACTATGCAACAGTCTTTTAAATTATTTCCTTAAACAAGTCCTGCTTTATTCTGGTTTATCCTGTTATCTCAGTTACCCCCCTATAGTTATCTCACACCGTCTCAGTTAACTGCTTTTTCCAGGGATAATTACATGCCGTAAGACGGCGGGGCGACTTTCAAAACTTCTTCCATGGTGGTGAGTCCGCTCGCGACCTTCTGCGCACCGCTGATCCTGAGCGGTTTCATGCCCTCCTTGTAGGCTTGCTCGCGCAGGGCGGCGACATCGCAGGCCGGCTTGACCAGCTTGCGCAGGCCGGGTGACATGACCAGCATCTCGTACAAGCCGATGCGGCCGAGGTAGCCGGTCATGCGGCATTCCAGGCAGCCTTTCGGCGCGCAGGCCGTTGCCGGCGCGGCGGCTTTCCACGGTTTGACCATGGACTCCCAGACTTCGCCGTCGAGTGCTTCGCGCTCCTTGCAGTGCGGGCACAGGGTGCGCACCAGGCGTTGCGCCATCACCCCGAGCAAGGTCGCGTTGATCAGATAGGGCGGCACGCCCAAGTCGAGCAGGCGGGAAATCGCCGAGGGCGCATCGTTGGTGTGCAGGGTGGACAGCACCAGATGGCCGGTTAGCGCTGCCTGGATCGCCATTTCCGCAGTTTCCAGATCGCGGATCTCGCCCACCATGATGATGTCCGGGTCCTGGCGCATCAGGGTGCGAACGCCGCTGGCGAAATCCAGGCCGATATTCGGCTGCACCTGCATCTGGTTGAACTGGGGCGAGATCATCTCGATCGGGTCTTCGATGGTGCAGACGTTGACTTCCGGCACGGCGAGCTGGCGCAGGGCGGAATACAGCGTGGTGGTCTTGCCCGAGCCGGTCGGGCCGGTGACCAGGATGATGCCGTTGGGCTGGCCGGTCATCTGGGTCCAGCGCGCCACGTCCTCGTCGGAGAAGCCCATTTCCTTGAAGTTCTGCGCGATCACGTCGGGATTGAAGATGCGCATCACCATCTTTTCGCCGAAGGCGGTGGGCATGGTGGAGAGGCGCAGTTCGATTTCGTCGCCGTCGGGCGAGCGCGTCTTGATGCGGCCATCCAGCGGACGGCGCTTCTCGACGATATCCATCCGTCCGAGCCCCTTGAGGCGGCTGGTCACCGCGCCCATCACCGCGAGCGGGATCTGGTAGACATGGTGCATCACGCCGTCGATGCGGAAGCGCACGTCGCCGTGGTCGCGGCGCGGTTCGAGATGGATGTCGGAGGCGCGCTGGTCGAAGGCGTATTGCAGCAGCCAGTCGACGATGTGGACGACATGCTGGTCGTTGGCGTCGA